AGTTAGGTACTTGCCATTGTTACCAGTCTGGCTAGGCACTACATATTGAGTTGAATCTGTAGCAACAAGAGTCTTGCTTGATGGGATTGATGTACCGTTAATAGATGTAGCGGTAGCCACGCCAAGAACAGGAGTAATAAGTGTTGGAGTGTTATCCATTACAAACTTAGTGCCAGTACCAGTCTGTGATGCAATAGAAGTTGCTGAGCCTACAGATGTAATTGGACCAGTTAGATTACTAGGAGCAAGAACTACGTTATCAAGATAGTATTTAGTTACAACATCTTGTGCGTTAGTCGGGTCACCAACCCCAGTAATCTTGTTAGTTCCCATAGCAATAGCGCCAGACATAGTGCCACCAGCAAGTGGAAGCATTGTATCTGCATAGGCTTTAGTTGCTGCATCCGTGCTAACGGTAGGAGTTCCAAGACCTGTAATTTTATTAGTACCCATAGCAATTGCACCAGACATTGTTCCGCCTGCAAGTGGTAATTTAGTAGCCAGTGCATTAGTTACTGTGGTTGAAAATGCTGCATCATTACCAAGAGCGGTAGCCAACTCATTAAGAGTGTCAAGTGCACCAGGGGCTGCTGCAATTAAGTCTGTAATTTCTGTTTGAACATATGCAGTTGTAGCAATTTGAGTTGTATTAGTATTTGCTGCTGCTGTAGGAGCGGTAGGTACACCAGTTAATGCTGGACTTGCCAGTGGAGCATATGTGCTTGATGCTGTAGCGGTTGCTAACTTAGCATCAATCTGAGTTTGAATAGCAGAGGTTACACCATCAAGGTATCCAAGTTCTGTTGCAGACACTGTTGATGAAGGAGCAATCTTTGTCCAATCAATAGCAGCACTAGCGTTAATGTCAGCATTAACAATAGTTCCATCGGCAATCATTGTGCTTGTAACTGTTCCTGTATCTGCTTGAGTTACAGCAGTTCCAGCAATCTTAGTGGCTGTAATAGCAGCAGAAGCATTGATGTCATCATTGACAATACTGTTGGCTGCATAGGCCACTGTGATGGAAGCATTACCAGTTCCATCAAATGATGCAGAAGTACCACTTACATCGCCTGTAAGGCTGATTGTACGGCCTGTAGCAAGGGCTGTGGCTGTCGCTGCGTTACCTGTTGTAGAACCAGAAGAACCAGTTACATTGCCTGTCACATTTCCTGTGACGTTACCAGTTACGTTACCAGTAATGTTACCTGTAAACGTACCTGCAATAGCGCCAGTTCCAGTAATGGTTGGGCTAGAAATTGTTGGGCTAGTTCCAAGAACGTTGGCTCCTGAACCAGTCGAAGTTGTTACACCAGTTCCACCATTGGCTACTGGAAGAGTTCCAGTTACACCTGTTGTTAAAGGGAGCCCAGTTACGTTTGTCATAACACCAGATGCTGGAGTGCCCAGGGCTGGAGTTACAAGGGTAGGAGATGTAGCAAATACTAAAGAGCCGCTACCAGTTTCATCAGAAATAACAGTCTTAAGTTCAGCAGAGGTGGTTGCAGCGTGCTCAGTAAGTTTTCCAATAATGTGTGTATTGGCCTCACGATGGTCACGACCAATAGCCATATGGCGAACTACCGCACCAGCAGAGTGAGCAACTCCAGTCTGAGGGCTTGTGTCAATAGCACGAACAATTGTTAGAGTGGTGCCAGAGACACCAGTAACATCTACAATTTCTTCAAGAGCCGTGTCTGGGTCAATGACTACTGTAAAGGTAGATGTTGTTGTGATGGAAGCACCACTAACACCACCAAGAAGCGCTGTAGCACTTTGTACTGTCATTGTTGTAGCAGCAGCAGTAAGGCCTGCAGTCAGCGTTGTTTGCTGGGAACGGGAGGAATAGTTACGTGTTGGCATTTTTTACCTATCGGCTGTAGTGGACGCGGATTGGATAGTTGGATTGTTGTCTTGCTGTTTCTTCATTGAGACGCTGTGTATACAATGCGTAGAGTTGCTTGGTAGCAGTCTGTGATGCACCGTATGGGCGCTTGCCGTCTGTTTCGTCCGCCTGAGGGCTTGTCTGTGCTGCGCGAGCAGGGTCCAGATAAGTCAACATTCTGTATGAGGCACCAAGAACCACCACGTCACGTGTAGATTCTGGAAGGCCTGATTGAGTTGTATAAATTTGAGCGTTTGTTGTGAATGCTACTGGGTCAGTTGCGTAGATAACACGAACTGTACGACCAGGTGTAATAGCGTCACCAATATTAACCGCTTGCACAGTATCGGTTCCAGTTGTATAACCAAAAGCCTCTGGGTTTGCTGATGCATCCCAAGACCAACGACGTACTGGAATCCATTCCTTAGAAGGTCCAATACTCTGCCAAGAGATTGACATAATGTTTTGGATGTTAAGATTAGCAAAAGGATATGCTGAGATTGCTGCGTTGAAGGTAAACTCTGTTGACTTGACCGCAAAGATTGAAGAACCAATTGCTCGGATTGTGTCATTGATTGCTCGCTTGACCACAAAGCGTGGGAATGTAGGAGCAATAGTTACCTTTGTGCCAGCGGTGTGCGCTGCAATGGTTGTACCAAGATAGCCACGTCCGAATGGAGATACTGTTGCTTGGCTTGCAACTCGGTCATAACCATCTACCCAGATTAACTCTTCATCAATTTCAAGGACACCCTTGCCGATTGACTCTGTTGAGCCAAGAGATAAGTTGATTGGTGCAGCAATTGTTGATGCTGTCGCTGCGACATCTGTTATAAGGTGAGTTGCTCTGTCCTGTTGAAAGGTATAACCAGCAAGGTTGATGAGAACTTCATCAATCATATTGGATAAGGTAGTTGTCATACGTTGATGCTCCTTAGGGCTACTAATGCTGATTTGCCTGTTGTTCCAGCAATTTCATTGCATACTGCGTTAAGACCTTTATAAGCGTCAGGTTGGCGTGAAGAACTAGCCTTGTAGTTCAACGCTCCGAGAAGTGCCTTGCCCGTTGTACCAGCCCAGACGTTTGCTGCGCCATCTGCATCCTGATACTTGGTAATATCTGTAATGCCAGCGAGCCTGTTCAACTCTGCAGTTAGCGTGCTACCTTCTTTGCCAGTTGGCATAGTTATCTCCTTTTGGTCATAGCGTTGTAATAGTGTTCGTCAAAAGAGAACCGCTTCATATGTGGAGCAGTTACACTTGTATCACACCAGAGTGGAACTCCTGCTTTCTCGCATAGTGCAAAGAAGTAGATGTCCTCACCAATAAACTTTGTCCCTCTACCCATCTCCATAAAGAACTGAGCATCAGGTAATTCTTTTCTAATCCTGTCAACTACGCTTCGGTGCATTAGCACATATCCCATACCTGCTGCGCTGACCTGAATCAATTTGTCTTTAGGAAGCGGGTGGACTCTTGTTAATCCAAAGCCACCTTCATCTCCTTCTATAAAGTTAAAGATTGTAGGCATTGGAATCATTAAAGGTTCCTCTGGGTTGTCGGTAGTAAAGTAAACGCCAGTCATTATTGGGCGTTTATCTTTGTCCTTTTGATTCCAAAGTTTCAAGAATCCTTCTGGACTAATGACTACATCTGAATCAACCCATAACAACCAGTCTGCTTTGTTCTGGTCGTACCAATAGTTAATAACCTTCTCACGTTGCCTAGCAATCTGATTGCCTTGGCTTCTCAATGTAGACTCAAAGTTTATTCCCGACTTAAGAAGTACATCGGTTACGCCTTGCATAAACTTTCCATCCACCATACCGTTATCGCACCAAGCGATTGATACCGTCTCTTGCATTGTCCCCACCTTTGTTATTTTTTCTTTGCCCTTGCGTTATCCACAAGATTTGGATAAGGTCTTCCAGCCTTCTTAGCCATTGCCTTCGCCTTAGTCTTCTGAGCAGGTGTAAGTGGTGTTGATTTCTTGTTCGGGTTCTTTTTATCCCAGAATGCTTTCTTCATTACCATTTCACCTTATCTGCCCAGTAGGCCGCTGACATTTTGCCTTTGGCAATGTTCTTTGCGTGACGTGCTTTAAAGGAAGCCTGACGTGCTGTTGGCTTCTTATCGCCAGTCACACCCTGTTGACCAAAGCGGATGGTCTTAACCTTATTGCCTTCTTTAGCCACAACTACGTGGCTCTTCTTAGGGTGACTCGGTGTACGCTTTGGCTTGTTGAAGCCAGATACTCCCACCCGCTTTAGCCTAGGGTCTGTCATAATTTTCCTTAGTATGTCTTGTAAGTTTTGTTGACTCTGCTTGCAGAAGAACCTCTGAGTCCTGCGCTAGTGCGTGCTGCATTAGCACGAGCGCGACCAATCATATCTTCCATAGACAAGTCTTCAGATTTTCTTTCACCTTCAGCGCCCCATTTTGCCTGGAACTTTGCCATCTCATTAATCTGTTTTTCCACAGCCTTCTGAGGAATTCCTAGTTTGCGAGCAGCAGCATAGAGACGAGAAGGATTTTCAAATCTTTCCTTGCGCGTTTCTGTTGTTTCTTCAGTGCTTACCGCAAAGTTTTGGAACTTGTCCATTGGTGATGAACCAGTAAATTTAGTTCCACCAACACCGCCAACTTTAGGGAAGGCTCCTTTTGGTTTAGTTAGTTTCTTTGGTCTATCGGCTGCACCAATATTCTGGATTACCTTTGCTAGACGCTTATCTTCGTCGCTAATTTTCTTTGGCATTATCTTACGCTCCCACCAATATATCCGAAATCTTTATTGTTAACATATTTGTTATCTTTTGTTGCTTTACGACCAACGGTTACATTTCTGTTTATGCCGCTTCCAGCAATATTTGGGCTAAAAGTTGTTGGCCCAGATGATGATATTGATACACCAATTTTGCGTTTTTCGTTTATTGGGTTTGTTAGTTTTACAATATCTTCTTTACTAACTTTTTTTGCCATTTTACTTACCCTTCTTTGCTGTCTTCTTAACAGGCTTTCTGACTACCATTTTCTTGCCAGTCTTCTTGGCTTCCATCTTGGCCATAGCCATACCCTTAGGTGTATATGCGAACTCTTTCATTCCTACTTTTGGCATTAGATTGCTCCTATTTCTTTCATTACTTCGGCTGTCTTTTTGTTTATATCTTTTGACTTAGGCATTGAGTCAGCGTCGTAAGCCTTACCGATAACCTCAGAGGCTCTGTACGCTTCTTCAATGTGGCCCTTTGTCGTACCCGCTGGTTGCATTCCGTGAGAACGTGCCTCTCGGTAGGCAGCCAATTCAGAGTTCCACTTTCTGTCGGGGATGTCACGAGTGGCATCTCCTGCATTAAGTTGTAAACCCTTAACCTTGCAACCGAAGCAATCTTCGTCACAGGCTGTGTGGTCAATATCTATTTGTTCTTCTTCAGAAAATGGCTTATCCGATGTCTGGTCACAGAGCACGCAGCCCCACAGTGTCGCCACAAAATCGTGAGTCTCACTGAAACCCCATTCTAAAACCTTGCTGATATGGCTATGCATTTTGTCCCCTACTGTATTGTAAAATTTGCTTCTGTAATCCCTACGTTGGCAGCAATAAGTGCCGCTTTGGTTGCATCATTTACTGTGTGGTTATACCCGCCACGATAAACTTCAGTGTAGTCATCAAGGGTTTCATCAGTTATATATCTGACCTGTCGGTATGTTCCACTAGACTTGATGATAGTTATACCTCTGTTCATCTTAAAGAAGTAGAACAAACGGTGGTCCCCGATAGGACCTTCTTCTACAACAGGTGTTGTAAATGTATAGTTTGGCATTGTTCCTCCTTAGTGAACTTACTGATGAGGCTAGGTTTCCCTAGCCCCACCCGTCAATCAACTAAGCGATTGATGAACCTGACTCAATACGGTACAGGGCTTCTTCACGATAACGTGCGAAACCAAGAACGCCGTACCAGCCCATTGGGCGGAAGCGCATCAAGCGGTCTGTTACGTTACCGATTACTACGTGTGGCTCTTCAGCAACTGCTTCTGCAAGCGCTTGCTGTCCGCAAAGAATAGTGCGGTACACCTTTGCAGATGAAGAACCGTCTGTTGCAGAGTAGAGACGTGGTGACTCAACGAAGTAAGCGCCTTCATAGGCACCAATTTCTCCAGCCCAAATGTTTTCATTTGAGTTGTACTCGTGAGGCAAACGCCATCCGCCAGCACCAGTCTCAGCACGAAGGTCGTGTGAAACTTCTGGGTGGATACCAGCCCAGTACATTGAACCCTTGCGGGCAACGGCCTTGTTAGCACGCAACTTCGCAACGGCCTTGCGGACGTTTGCTGAAGATAGCGTTGCTGCTGCTGTCACTGTAGCGGTTGATGTTGCTGTTGAACCTGAGTAAATTACATTGCTTCCACCGCGAAGTGTTGTCATTGCAACTGAATCAATTGAATCAGCAAGGTTGAACGCAATGATGTTAGCGATTGCTGGGTCTACATCAGCAAGGCTGAAGAGTTCCAACGCACGTGTTACGAGCACTGAGTTACCATACTCATTGAGAGTAATGGTTACAGATGTTGGTGTAGACATTGCTACTGCATCTGGGTCTGTTGTTTCTGTAAGAGCAGTTGTTGCTGCTGAAAGGTCAACGTAGCGCTGTAGCACTACTGTTGAACCTGGGATTGCTTGGCGTGCTGGACGCTTATCTGCGACTGAACGAATTAGTGGTTCAGAACGGAGAGCGAACTCTAGAAGACGGTCATACGCCTTCTGGACTAGACCAGCAGAGCCAGCGGTTCCTCCGAGATTGTCAGAGGCTGTGGATACATAAGCCATATTTCGTCACCTCCAAGTGACTATGAACGGATATTGTCATTGTGAGCGCATAAATGCAATAAGTTCTTCAGCGCTTTGTGCGCCGTCAATTCTTAATGATGCATCTTGTGCTCTATCAGGGGTTATTGCACCCTGAGTAATAACGTCTTGCTGACGTAATGCAGCACGGTCAACGTTATTACTATCAGGCGCTGCTTCCTCACTTACAGTCAGTCCGAACAAGTCTGCGTTATCTTCAAGCCAGTTATTCACTGACTCTTCTGTAACGTCATCCAAGTCCTTAAGGACAAGACGTGTAGCCTTTGGATTAACACCCTTCTTTTCTAAGACTTCTTTTACGGTTCGCTCACGCTGCACTTTGGAAAGTCCCTCAAGTTGCTCAGTGAGTTCCTTAATACGCTTCTCGTCTGCTCGTTTGGCTTTTCGTAACTTCTTTAACAAGTCACTTCCATCACCAGCAAACTGCTCGGTATCTAGGTCATCGTCTTCGTCGTCCCAGTAGTTGTTGCTCATAGCAACCCACCCTTCTATTCGTTGTAGTCGCAAGCCTCAGGTTCTATTAGGGGAAATAGTCTGGCTCTTGCTATCGGTCTTTTACGCTGACGGGGCCGATAGGTCCGTTCAGGATTCTTTTTATATTAAGCCAGCGCCTCTGCGCTCTGATGCTAGGCTTGCTGAAGTAGTTCCAGACTTAGCCTTATAGCGGGCTTCTTCTTGTAGTGTAAGTTTTTCAAGTTCACTAAGCGCTGAGGCCTTCTTGCCAATTACGGCTTCCGATAAACCAGCGACACCCATTGACTTCTGACCAGAAATCTCAGCAAGTTTCTGCTCTGTTTGACGGGCTTGAGCAACCTGACCAAAACCAGCAAGTGCTGTTTGATACGTAGTTCCACCTGCTGCGTAATTTGCTGCTTGCTCTGCGGTAATACCACCAGTAAGTGTGTTAGCACCAATACCTTGAGTCTCTGCTGCTGCAAGCACCTGGTATCCCTTGACTTCTTTCTCAAGGTCAGCAACACCCTTTGTACCAGTAAGCAAAGCCTTGGCAAGTTTGCCTCGGTCTGCAGTTGGATAAAAACGATTAATTGTATCCTTTACCTCTTTAGGAGCCTGGTCAATAACATCAAAGACCTTTGTAATATTTTCGGCTACTGTAGATACTGCAATTCCCTTGCCAAGTAATTCGCTAGTGTAAGAATCTACCGCAAGGTCATTTAGGTTACTGCGGCGGAAGATGTCTCCTAAGGCTTGTTGAGATTTTACAAACTCTGCAATTGTCGGTACTTCAACAGACACGCCTGAGGCTTTAAGGTCCTGCAACTTGTAGATTGCTGAGAATCTATCTGTGAATGGTTTCATATTTGGGTCATTACGAGCAGCCATTAAGGCTAGGTTCATTGACTCATCTGCAGTAGAACCAGTCTTGTAAAAACCAGAAGCAGTCTTATAGAGTGCATCTACCCAAGGCTTTTTTGATTCTGCTTCTCCATAATATAATGAAAGTGTCTTGCGAAAAGTATCAACCGCAAGTCCAGGAGTTTCATTTGCAAATGCAGCCGCATCGTTAGAAGCCACACCATTTACATACTTATTGCCACCCTCTTCACCAGTAAATGGAACTCCGCTGAAATAAAGAATTCCACCAAGCATCTGAAATTTATTAGAGCCTTTAACGGCACCAAGTGCTGGGTTATTAGCAAGAGCAGCATTTGATTTATCTTGAGCCTCTTTTGCTTCACGCTCAAGACGAATACGCTCAAGACGTGCATCAAATTTTTCTTTGGCTGCTTCTTCTCTGGCAAGTTTTTCTTCTGCCTCAAAGTCTGCTTTAATTTTTGCAGCATCGGCTTGTTGCTTTTCAAGAGCCGCTAACTGAGCCTTTTGTTTTTCAAGGAGAGCCTGTGCCTGAGCAAGAAGTTTTTTATTTGCTGCTAATTCCGCTGCTTTTTTCTGGGCTGCTGTTTGCGCCATTTAGATTCCACCCATTCCAGAGGCACGAGCAAAGGCAACTGCTGCGTCTCTAGCCTCTTCGTTTGCTGCTTTTGTTTTTTCACGGTTAGGATGATTAAGTGCGTAGTAATAAACATCTGTAATAGATGGGGCTGGAGCCTTACCAGTAACATCTGGGTTTAAGAACCGAGTTACATTAGGGTCTGATAGTTCGAATGAACCAGCGTCCATTTCCCAAACCTTAGATAGAGTTCCAATGATAGGTTCTGCAATATCTGACATAGTAAGGTTAGGTGTTGACTTTAAACGGTCAGCGTAGGCTGGGTAAAGTTTCTGCGCTTTCTCTGAGAACTCAAGTCTTAAGTCGTCAACTGTTTTAGTGCCAGAGGCAACTTCTACTCCAAGAGCATTAATTTCTTTAGCACTTAAGTTGTTGATTCCATATGCTTTAAGAAGTGTAGAGACGTTAGAAATCTGCTTAATTGCTGCAGATGGAATGCTCTTGGTATCTCCAAGGTTTACCTTGGCCCAAAGGAATGACTCAGTAAAAGATTTAGGGTCAAAGGCTGATGGGGTTGTTACGGTCTCATAGCCACCAGTGGTAGCCTTACGGGTTACTGTCTTACCCATTGCAGCCTCAGCGTTTACCTTAGCAAGAAAGTCTGCCCTATCTGCATCTGTAAGAAGTGCCATATCAAAGCCAATTGATTTAGCAATTTTGTTTAACAAAGCATTTGCATTGACAGTATCATATTCGATAATGTTTGTGGTAACACCCTGCATCATAGGTGAGTTCTCGGTCATTACCTGAAGAACGTCCCAAGGAGACTGTTTCTTACCTTCCTTGAAGGCTGCTACTGCACCATCTACAATGTCATTCCATAGGTTCTGCCGAGCAGAATCTGTTGGTTGACGATTAGATACTCCAAGAAGATACTCAGAAAGAGCAATCTGAGAGTTCAAAGGAAGTTTAGCAAAAGACTTTTTAATTATAGAAGCATCAGCCTTAATAAGGTTACCCTTAGCATCTGGCATCCAAATGTAAACTTTTTCTTTTGTTTCTGCCTTAGGTGGAACGACAATGGTGCCAGGAGGCGGTACAACTGGATTCTCTGCCATTATTTGTTCTCCCTCATATTGTCATTTTCAAAGTATCTTGTAATCATTCTCTGAAGTACTGGGTCCCACATATCGTAACTAGAAGCCAGATAGTTGACCCAAGCATCTTTAACCATTCCTTTTGACCCAGTAGGCGCATCCTTGTATGCTGCTGCATATTCGTTGCGGTATTGGACAAAAGCCTTAGCCTGTTGCCAGAACTGAGTCTTTCCATACTTTTTCATAAACTCTTGGTCTTTAACAATTGTTGCAAGACCTTGTGATTGAATCCAGGCTGCGTTGCCCTGAGTTGCATTCTTTTGATATTCTTGTGACCAAGCAAAACTTGCTTTTCCAAGAGTATTTTCTGCATAGTCTTTAAGTTGAGCCTTAAGTTCAGGAACACTTAGGTAACTTGGGTATCCAGCAGCAACGGCAGCATCGTTGTATCGTTTCTTTTCTGCAGTGTATGCAGCCCAGAATCTAGACTTTTCAATTTCTTCTTCAACCAACTGTGGTGTCTTAAGTGCTGAGTTTACTGGAGTTCCATCTGGGAATCGCGCAGTTGTTGAATTAAGGAATTTATTAACTTGAGGACTATAATCTTTTGGTAGGTCAGCAACCATAAGGCCAATAACTGCTGGGTCAATCTGCCGCAACTTAGTCGTAAGGCCAGGGAACTTGTCCCAGATTCTGTCGTAAGCCTTTTGGCTTGGAGTGATATATGCAGCAGAATCTTGACTGCTAACAAATCTACGGTCCATAGGAAACTGAGAACCAGTCTCTGCTTGCATATGAGCCTGAAAATCTTTTTCAGCCAATTCATTGGCTTCTACTATGTTTTTGCCTTGCATCTGATATGTATTCACAAGACTGAAATAGTAGTCCTGATAAAGACTATCTGGTCTAGACTCAACATACTGTGGAGTTCCGATAAGTGAAAAGAACTGTGTGCGGAACTTTCGCAGATAAATACTCTTTGCTCCAAACATAACAGACTTATCTGTTGGCTTGGGACCTTTACCCATATCGTATAGAATCCATTGACGATTGCTCTCAGAAATCCAAGAGTCAACAAACATCTTATTTGTTGTATCTGGCTTAAGACCCATAGCAAGGTTGCGTGCCCAAGCAGGAGTAAAAGTATTTTTTAACTGAGTTCCCGTATCTGGTTCAATTCCAAACGGAAATAATTCATCATAAGAATAACCAGGAATTTTTCCAAATGTTGAGTCAACTAATTTTTTAATCTCGTCTTCATCATTTGGCTTGCTTCCGTAAATCTTGCTTAAAGCAATAGGAACCATCCAAGAAGCACCTGGGAAGTTAGCAATGTAGTTAGTAGCGCGTGAGTTGATAACAACGCCCTTGCCATCATTAAGACCCATTTCTTTTGTGCCAGGAACAAGTAAGAAAGATGCCTTCATTGGGTCATTAACTGGATTGCCATTCTGGTCTACTCCAAATGAATTGTATAGTCCATAATAAGAGTTTAAGAATCCAGCAAAACGGCGTGGTTTCTTAACCGCAAATCTGCTATAGCGATATATACCAGAGGCTGCAGCATTAGGAAATGTTGCAAGTCCACGAGCAAGATAGAGTGCACGATGTTGGCGTGGGATTGTATAAAATGTCCTTGCTACTTCATCAACCAACTGAATTGCTGCAGCGTGATGAATCTGATTAAGAGTTGCTACGTCCACTTGAACACCTTGAGCAAGCAACATTTCTGCACGCTCTGCAACAAGTGCTGTGTGACGAGATGTGCCCCATACTTCACGAATAACGTTTTCTGGTGCCATCAAAGTTTTCCAGGCACTAGATGTTAGTGAGTCTATAGCAGCAACAACACTCTTGCTAATTGTTGTAGGACGGCCATACTGAATGTCAAGTGGATGGATTGCTGACATCTGGTCTAGATTCTCAGCGAGCATTCCTCGTAGTTGATTTGGCATTACTTGTCCTTCTGCAGCAGCAAGTTTTGCCTCTGCAGTTGGTAAGTATCTATTAACAATAACAATATTATCGTCAATTAACTGAATTAGTTCATCTCCAGAAACACCCATCTGGCGGGCGTAATATCTGCCTTGTGGAGTAGCAGCCCATTTAATAAGGTCCTGACGTGTTGCACCAGCAAGTATCTGGTCAACCATTAAGTCGCCACGTAAGTGGTTATTGACTACATATGCTAGTTCATCAAAATATTCTGGGGATGAGACGGTGGTTATGCTCTTAGGACTTCTAGACATAATGGTATTCATCTTGACAACAGTTGCTTTGTTTCCAAGAAGTTCCATTGTGCGTGTATGGTTAGATGAAATTTCTGACATATAACCTTCGCCAAAACCATCACGGTTTGCAAAAGACTTAAACTCTAGAACCTGTCCATTGGAAAGAGTTATTCTTTGAATAGGGTCAAGCATAGGTTGCTTTGCGTATAGACCTTCAGACACCTGGAAAATTTCTGATTGCTCTTTAACCTTTGGACCCAACTCATCAAGGATTCTGCCAAGGTCATCATATGCCTGAGCAATTTGCTGGTTGGCTACGTTTAATTCTGGTGCAAGACTATTAATGTCTTCAACGGCACGGGCTAAGCGCATTTCCGCTGCGGCGATATCGCCAGCAAAGCGTGGGTCATTAGCATCTTTAAGAGCCTGGATTCTACGTCTTAAGCCATAAACGCTAGGAACGTTAATTGGCGCACCATACTCAATGGCATAGACATTAAGTTTCTGCTCAATTATATTAACATCTCGCTCTGCATCCCTGAGACGTTCTTTGATACCATCTGCCCAGTCACGCTTGGCTGCTGGAGACACACGTGCCCCTACGCCAAAGTGGGCTTCATAAATTGCATAAGCATCATCACGTGTAATAATTGCACGGTTGTATTGTTCTGATAAAGCCTTTACCTCGTCTTGAATTTCTTTTTTCGAACTCTTGCCAAGCGTTGCGGCCTTTTGAACATTTCGAATAATTACTTTTGCTGTCTTCTTTATAATAGAAGCGCTTGCAGTTGTAACCATAGGGGTTAAGAATTTTGAACCTTCGGCAAGTGTTCCAGCAAGCATTGGCTCAATAATAGAGTTCTTTGGAATATATGAAAAGCGATAAAGTTGAGCAATAGAAAATACTCTGCTTGATGATTCAAAAATTCCTCTGGCTGCAGCACCAAGTGCTTGCTCTGCTGTTGTTGCCGAACCTACTATAAATCCTTTTTGCTTACGAGCAGCCTTAAGAATCATACGGTCTAACTCACCAAATGGAAGCATAGCCTCAGAGTTTGCAAGTTGACGTTGTGTAACTGGGTCAACTTTTATGCGGACGCTAGTTGTTGGGTCCATAGCAAAGCCATCTTTACGTAGGCTTCCGTGAACGGCACTAACATCATCCATCAAGGTTTCAACAAAACTATCAATCATCTGCTGGTTAAAATAACCACGTGAGTAGGCAACTGTAGCGGCTAGTTCTTTGTTTACTGACTGAACTACCGCTGCTCTTTCTCCATCAGATTTTGCTGAAATAAAACGGTCAATGATTTCTCGACGATATTGAGATACACTTTTTGTTTCAAGTGTATGTGTAGTAATTATTTTTGAGCCATTAGCAAATAATGGAACATCATCAAAGACGGCCATCAATTCATCTATGCCATCCATAGGACGTAGACCAGAGTTAGTTACAAGCCCCTTTGGCATATAGGTACCAAATTTACGCATTAAGACAGTAATAGGTCCATTAACCCTACTACCAAGAATTACCTGTGCTACGCCACCGACTTCAGAAAAGTCGCGTTCAAGACGAGCAGTCTTAAGTTGACCTGTACGAGTACGAATTGCTGATACCGCAGCCTTGCCAACAATTGGTTCAATTGGACGGGTGAACTTACCCGCTGCAACTGGTGCCGTAACAAGAACGCCAGTAGCATCGTCAAGTTCCTGCCTTAGAAATGCATCATAAATATCTTGATGCTTTGGATTCTTAGCAATTGCATCGTCAAATGCTGCAGTCCAACGCGCACGCTGTTCTGCTGTATAGACAGGCATTTTGCCAGTTAAGAGATATTCATTGCGAATAACTGAATTGCCATCGCCAATAACCCATAGGTCATCTGACATCTTCAACTCTGCAAGACGTTCGATTGCTGGGCCATATCCCTTGTCAGCAAGAATAAAGTCAGCAACAACACGTGGGTCTTTAGTAGACCTAATCAAGTCTGGCATTGCTGGATTATAAGTATGCTTCTTAAGGATGCGAACAATATCAACAATGTTATCAGATGCTGCAAGATTCATAATTTCTGAACCAATTACAGTTTGTGTTCCGCCATTGCCTTCAACAAAGTTGATATGGTCATACATATCTTTTTCGTATACTGGCATTGCTTCTACATCGCCAGCCTTAAACCTTGTTGTAAGTCCAGCGCGTGTAGCCCCAGCCTTGGTGGCAGCACCTGCACCAACAAAGGCAACGTTGATTGCTATGTTTTTAATAATAAAGTCGTTGGTTCCAGTAATCCATTTACCAAGTGTGTTATCTTTAAAGTTTTCTTGAATATCCTGGTCATTCCAAAGGTCAATACCAGATACATCAATACCATTGGCTTCAAGGATTGCATTTTCACCAAGTGCAAGAACTCCACCAAGTGGGCTTTTAAGTAAAGATTGTCCAAGTGATACGCCTTCTCTTACGAGAAATTTTTCTCCGTCAACAATTACATATTCGTTGCCAGTGCGGTTGTAAGCATCTTTAATATCGCTTAATTGAAAACCTTTACCGTACTTATCGCTAGTGTATAGTGGGCTATTAGGGTCAGTAGCAAGATACGCAGTAGATATTGGGCGAGAAATATAAGGTGAGAATACATACTTCTCAGCCTTTTCTGCAAGAAGAAGCACTGGGTCAAATGGCTTAATTGCAGTCTCTGTTACTGGACTTACACCCTGCTCAACCAACTTCTGCTGAATTGCACTTTGCGCTGCAATACCAGCAGCGGCAGCAACCTCTGGGTTCTTTATTCCCATACCAGCCAAAGAAGCACCAGACTGAACGGCGACAGAAGCAGGGTTGATACCAAGAAGACCTTTACCAGCCTCTTTAAATGAATTTAAAAATTCGCTCCAAAATGACATTACTTCACCGCCATTGGATTAAAATTGCTAGGCCCGCCGCCGCGAACATCTTCGCCCGTAAGGGTCATAATAAATACATCCCTATCCTCAGGCGACTGCCATTTAACCATTGCTAATGGAATCGCTATTGCAAAATTTTCATAACCTAGAGAGTTTGCAAACTTATCTAGATGGTCAAAAAATCCATTTTCTAACCATTGCATTAAAGTATCTGTTCTCTCAGATAGTTAACAAATCGCTTATATGAATCTGGAGCATTAGGAATGCGTGTTGCATTAATTAAATCAGGTAGGTAGCGCTTGATAAGGTCGAGGTTTTCATTCTGATTCATAGCAGATGTGACACGTGAGGGCAAAGCCTCTGAACCACGACCTGCACCAAAATCAACGCCATCTGAAATAGGGCGACCATCAGGTTGCAATTCATCTAATGGTGTAACTCCACCCCCCATAGGAGGCATAGCCTCTTGAGATGCACGTGGCATAGTAGGCGCAGCAGCCATAGGTGCTGAAGCCTGTTGTTCTGCAAGTGCTTGGTTCTGACCATAGGCAAAACCTGTGTAGTCACGACCAGATTGTCCGTCTCCGCCAGTTGCTGAAACATTAGCAGGGTTATATTGTGGTGCAGTTGGGCGCAATCCGCCTCTATTTTCTGCCATCGCTTCCTCCTACTTAATGTGTTTGAATTGTGTCTTGGATATATACGGTGCAGCAGTAAATGCTGTCAGTTTTGCTGCAATCTCCATCGCTTCAAAAGCGTCTACGCCAGCGTGGAGTGCACCAAGTGCGTAAGATGCACCTGAACCTACAGCATAAATATTATTTTTAGTTTTGTTGACGCATAGTTCGTGGTCAATATCAAAAAGTTCACCACATACTGACATTAAAAACTGAAATCTTAACTCACTCTTAGACTCATCAAAGTTATAACCATTACTACTTAAACATTTGCGTAGAGATGGCATAGCCTTTGTAATCATAAAGTGGTAAATATCTTTGCGGTCCTTAGCAGTTACTGTTGGTGGCTCCCAAATGTGTTGTGCCACATCACAAGGAAGTACCTCACCAGAACCAGCGATTAAGAAAGAACCGCGTTCTGCAATTTTTTGAATATTAGGATGGCTGTAAATAAAACCAGAGTCATCTGTTGTCTGACTATCGGCAACAATAAGTGAATGACTATCGTACTCGATTCCAATTATTGTTGTCATAGTCCCCTACTTAGTTATCTGCGGTTGATAGTTCTAACGCTTGCTGATGCTTCTCCTTGGCCTGAAAGGCTAGAAAGTAAATTCATAATGCTTGGTGGTGGCTGTTCTGGTGGAGTCATCTCTGGCCCCATTGGACCTTCTGGTGAAGGAGCGCCTCCTGCTGGAACGCCTTCGGGAGCAGGGGACGGTTGCTCAACCATTTGTGGTGCCCCAGCAGGAGGAACTTGAGGCTTCGGGGCGAAGATTTCTTCAATCGCGTCTTCAAGTGCCTGTCCCTTTTGGCGAGCCTTGATTACCGAAGCAATCTTGTTTATCATTTCTGATGGGTCTTGTCCCTGTGCTGCCATCATAGGAGTCTGCTGAGCCATTGCTGTTAGTCCACTGAGCAATGCTGTACGCATATTTTCAATTTCAATCTTCTCAAGTTCTTGAGTGACATTGACTGTGAATGGAAGTTCGCGCATAGCCATATCCTTAGAGATAAGACCGCCACCTAATGCTTGAAGCATAAAGATAAGACCTTGTGCAGGGTTCAAGCCAGCAAGCATTCCATAACGAACATCTGCTGAGTAGTCCTGCTTAATGTCTTTCCTTGGAAGATAGGTGACTTCGTAAGGTGAACCTGAGTCCACGCCACGAATTGTCTTCTCTTCTGGGTAAAGAACTTCATCAACTTCAAAGCAAACGCTAATTACATCACGTAGTGCTGAAGCAAAAATTGCTTGTGCTGACTTAACCTGTGTATCAAATGCGCCCATAAGCGCCTGTACACCTTGGCCAGTAACGATAGATGCATCAATGTTACCTGTACGTCCTTCAGGATAACGTGCACCAACGCGGAGTTCTTGATTCAAGAGTGCAGATTCTGTGAATGCACCCTGTGGTAGTGATAGTTCTACACGACGAACACCTGCTGGGTTAGATGTACGGATAACCGCGTCTCCACCCAACTGCAGTTCTTGAACATCCTGTGGTAAAACAATCGGAGCCTGTACAGATTTCTCTGCGGCCTCCATAGCAAGCAATGCAAATCGGTTGCGTAGTAGTTGAATTCCTAGGATGTCGTCGAATTGTCCACGTAGTTCTCCATCAATAGATGGCTTACGTGCAACTACGACCATCATCTTACCCAATAAATTCTTTACTTGTGAAAGAACTAGATTCTGCTTGGTTGGGATATAGATAGTTGATTGGTCTTTGTCATAGTAGCGAATCATCTCTATCTGAGCATTTAAGTCTTGCTTGTAGTTGTAACCACCAAGCAACTGATATTCATACTCAGGGAACTGTGTGATGAGTTCGCCCAGTGTCATTGTGTATCGTTTTGCGAAAGCAACACAGCGTCCATAGCGGTCAAATTCTGGGTAAGCCCCAATTGGATTTTCTATGCGGATGCGTGGCAACTTCGCTTCCTCGTCCAATTCAATAAAGAATGGGAGGAAACCGTAGGTAATATACCAATCAGCGCCTGAGTACATCTGTACTGCTAGGTCTGAATGTGCAAAATAGTTTGACGCAATACGTGTGCGCTTGTCAGCAAAACTACGTGCACGGTCATTTGTTGCATTTGCTGCAGAGCAGTTTACTGCTGGCAGCGGAGCCATAACCTCAGAAAGGTCACGAGCAACAATGTCAATAAAGTTGGCAACTACGTTAGCATCAACGCCATCTGGAAAGAAATCAGGATAAACTTCTGCAATCTTACCCTTACGTACTGCAAGCACATCAAGGTTGCGGGCATCACGCTCTGAGTTGCGGTAGCGCAAAGCATCAACTCGCGCTGCAATCTGTTCAATTGATAATGCCATTGTTATCCTAACCGTATTGTTCCGCCCATTGTGAGGCGAACTCTTCATCTAAATTAATTGAGCCACGCTGGGACATTTGTGCTCTTGTTGCCCAACGGTTTGATTGGTACTGTCCAACTCTTGTACTCTGTTGCATCAACTCGCGTATGCGAATAATTGCAAACCAGAGTGCCATTACGCAGTCGGTAGGGTTCTTGGTATCTGGCTTCCAGGTAATAAGTTCCTGGATAAGGGTCTTGATTCCCTCTGAGCCTTCATTGCTTGGCAACTCAATCAAGTTGTTATCTTGAAAGCGCCCTTCTCTGACAGAGCCAAAGAGGCTTGCCATTGATGCCACACCAAAAGATGTGTCCCACTTATTCTTGCCAGTGAAGTGTGAATTCAACTGGCAGCCATATGCGGCTAAAAAGTTTCTTAAGTTATCATCCAGAGAGTATGCCTTCTGGTGTGCGTTGATTTCTACGCGGAACTCCTGAGGGCGGTACTTCTCGACCCACTCTTCAATGACGCCTTGAATCTTGGCTGGCGTAGGCTCTGTCATATTGATACAGTCTAGAACGTAAATTCTTCCGTCTGTTCGATTGTACGAAACAGCCACAAAAGCAGAAGCACCTGACATAGCAGGGTCAAAACCAATAACCGTGTAAGCGTTGTCAGTATTTTTCGGATGGCCTACAACCCCCGCTTTGAGAGGTCCGCGCTTACGCATTCCGTTGACGCTTCCTGCAACGCAGGTTGGTGAGAAGATGGAGTCTTCTTGTACGTCTTCTTGTTGGTAGACCATAGCCCATACTGAGGGGCTGACCTGAGAGCGACGCTTAAAGAGAGAAGGTCCGTCCCACTTGGGAAAATTTCCATTTGGTAATGCATCGTCCTTTGCATTTTCTTGCTGGTCTGTTTCAGGCCAGAGTGTTTTCCAGTTAAGCGGGTCTTCGTCAAATTCCAAGACTGCTGGCATAGCGCAGTAGGTGAAGGGGCTTACCCCACCCGACCACTGCCCAGGGTCCCTCAGCATCTTGTAGAGGTCAATTGATGACACTCTGGTTCCAACAATAATTAACTTACCGTGTCTGCCAAGACGAGTGATAACTTCTTTCTGAAGCCACTCAAGTTGCTTTTCCCACTCGTGAGCGTTAGCACCCATTACAGCGTCGTCCACAATAATCAAGTCGGCACGTGCACCGTAAATCTGAGAACCCATACCTAGGGCTTGGACCGTAGGGTCCTTCTCGCCAGAGTCGCGGCCTGTACCTAAGTAAATCATATCGGCTGACCACTGGGTTGCATCTGCCTTGTAACCGCCGTTAGGGCCGAAGGCCACTTGCAGTTTGGTGTAGGCAGGGTGTGAAAGTCGGGTCTTGATTGCCCCAAGAAACTTACGTGCCATACCCTGGGTCTTGGAGACAATAATGACTCGGTGATTTGGGTTGGTGACGATTTTGTACAAAACGTAGTTGGTGGTGATAGTGGTGGACTTGGCGTGCTCTGGGGGTACGTTGATAAGTACTCGGTCAGCCTCGCCTGGTTCATAGGTCATACCTGGTGGTAACCACCTAGGGGCCCTACCCTCTATCATATCCATCCAGTTCAACTGGTGGGGGAACAACTTAGAGTCTAAGAACTGCTCACAGAAGTCGGGGAAGGAAATATCCTTTAAATCGGCAAGGTCTGCTTTGATGCCTTTGCCTTCAAGGCGGGCTTTCTCGGCTCGCTCCTTGAACTCAGGGTCTGCCATCACCCACTGTCGGAAGGTAACGTCATTTCGGCCCACCCCAGCCATAGCGGAGATAATAGTTGCCCCCTGGCTGAGTTGGATGAGTACCTTCTCCTGGGCTTCCTTCTTCGGTATATTCTGGATTCCTGGCTTGCGTCCCATAGTCTTCCAATCGGTATATTAACACTACCCAATTAACGGTAGACCTATCCCATAAATTCTATTAGTTATAATATATATTATATATATTAAGGAGTTGCCGTAGAGCAAACGGAGGCAACTCCGTTAAAGATTATATTTAATCTTTACATCTATAGAAGACCCGTTCAAATCGTAAAAGCGAACGTAAGGTTCGCAGGATTTATTACTTAAGTAGTAAAAAGTTGCCCTCTGGGGATAAAACCCCAGTTCAGAAGGGGGGTAACAATATAACAGAAACTTATTTCCTGACCATATATAATATAATAGTGGCAGATTTAATCAATGCCCCCTCAAACCCTCGCAGGTTTTCGCGGTCACCAGACTCTCACCCTCACCCTGAGGGTTACTGTTATTCCTCACCCTTACTTCTTAAGACTTAACTAGACTTAAAGTCTAGGATTCTTTTAACAATGTGGAATATCTGAGCAAGGATTGAGACCGTAGACCCGTTTATGCTTGGGGTGACTGTCTCCCCTGTAGATTTGGGGGGGTGATGTCGGCCAGAAATATAGTTGAAACTTCAACCATTACGGGGAAGACAGAGGGCACCTGTTCGAACACCTGTTCGACAGATTGCCTCAAAATCTTTGACCAGTCATTTGAAAGATTTTTTGCAAATAGGCTTGACACTTAAGTCGTGAGGTGAAATACTGGTGCCACAAGGGAGAAATCCCCACAAGACAGGAGAAGAAAGAAATGCAAACAACAACCAAGAAGACCGAGAACCTCTCAATCATTACCGAGGCCCTAGAAAGTGCTCACGCCTTGATTCAAGAGAAGACAGGCGCACCCCGCGCAACAATCCTCGTCACCCGTAAGACAGGCAACACGATGGGACATTTCACACACGCCCGCCCTTGGGTATCTGGCGAGGATTCATTTCACGAGATTATGGTCTCGGCAGAATACTTCACACGCGGGGCCCGCGCTATCCTTGGCACACTTCTACACGAGACAGCGCACAGCCTAGACCTACAGGCAGGGATTCAAGGCGTATCGGGTGACGGGTACCATAACAAGAAGTTCAAGGCCACAGCCGAGGCCCTAGGCCTCACAATCACACAGGCCAAGCGTATCGGGTGGAGCAACACCGAGGTGAGCGACGAGTGCGCGGAGCGATGGAGCGAGGCCCTAGCACTTATTGAGGCAGGCCTAGCCCTCACAGCCGACACCGAGCAGGGAGCAGGCAAGAAAGGGCGCGACAAGAACAATCTCGTGGCCGAGTGTGGATGTGGCGGGAAGATTCGCCTAAGTAAAAAGGTGCTTGAAATGTGCGCCCCAAGGTGCCAGAATTGCTTCCACGATTTCGAGGCCAGAGACTAGAAAGGACAGCCCCCGCCCCTCACAGAGGGCGACAGGTGCAAGACCTGACGGGGGCACTAGACGAGGCAACTAGGCCGAGTCTTAATGACGGGAGAATAAAAAATGCTAAAGTTCTACATTGTAAAGCGTGACGAGCGCGAGGGTGACGGATACCATAAGGTGATGGAGTTTGAAAGTTTCTCACAGTTTATGCGGTTTGCAGAATTCCACCGCGCCTACATTGAGGAGATAAAGACCCTAGACGTGGACACCCCTTACACTATCCACCTGCCAAGCGGGGAGAAAGTTAGAGGATAGCAAGACAGCCCCCGCACCTAAAGCGGGCGCAGGTTCAAGACCTAGCGGGGGCGCGGTAAGGCGGGAAGTTCTCGCCTTATGACTTAAGACAGGAGAAAGAAAATGAAAGAATGCAAAATAGACGGGTGCAATTCAACCGAGTTGGTTTACAGCGGGGTAGACGCTTTCTGCCTAGGCGTACCTACTGAGACCTATTGCTACAACTGCGCCAATTATTTACACCGCCAAGCAGCAGCACAGGCCTAGACAGGCCCGCCTTGCCCCGATATAGTCGGCACAGGTTCACGACCTAGCAAGGCACAAGGGCAAACCCGCCCGATTTAGACAGGAGAAAAAATAAATGCAATCAATGGCACAAGTTCAAGCGGACACGCTAAGCGATGACGTGAAGAGAATCATCCAAGCCGAGCAATTCGCGGAGGATTTTTTACTCGTGGCCGAGAACGATTTCGGGATGTATTCCGACTTAAGACAGGAAGCAGAGGGCGCGACAGTCTCACAGTTGAGCGACCAAGTGCGGAGCAATTACGAGCACTTAACCGAGCAAGTCTGCGACCTAGTAGCCGAGCACATAAGCCCCACAGCCCGCGACCTAATCGCTCAACTATTGCAGGGCCAAGGGTCTTTGCCTTTCGATGTAATCGCCCGCCAAGTAATGGAATGGGGCAAGTAATGAAACTTACAGAACAAGAAATTTTACTCATTAAGTCGGCACTAAGAAACGACGGAAATGGGGAGACGGGAGGCAGGCCAAGATTGACGCGCTACTTAAGAAGTTAAGTCTTAAGGCATAGAAAAAAGTCTAGAGATAGACAGCCCCGCACCCTTGACAGAGGGCGAAGTGTGCGAGACACTAGCGGGGCACGTCGAAGCGGAGCAAGGTAGCCCGCCGACAGGGGGAAAATAAATGAAGCAAAATTGCACAGAGTGCAACAAGAAGCGCAACACTTTCGCCGTTGATAAAGCGGGGCAAGTAATTCAGGCGTGTGCAAACTGCATAACCGAGCAACTACTAACAGGCTGGAGTAAGTAAGTGCAAATTCAATGCGATGACTGCGACGCAATGGCTACGGTAACAATTCAACCCTACGGGGCGCAGAAGTTAGCCGAGCACGACTGCCCAAATTGTGGCATAAGTTACGACACAAACCTAGACTAACGACTTAAGACAGGAGAATAAAAATGTTATACATCATCGGAGGCGTAGACCCTTGGGGCCGTAAGTTTAGAGGCCTGTACGACAAAGAAACAGCCGAGCAATTACTGAAGTCAGACCCAACAAACGTATATCTTGGCGCAAAAGTTACCACACAATTACCACTTAAGACGGGAGAATAAAGATGGAGAACAGTTCCGAGCACGTAGACTGGTCATCGCTCATAGATAGCGCAACCTTTCTAGCCTCGTTTACAACCGAGCAAGTAACGCCACAAATGTACACGTGTTACAAATGCTTGACAGATTTCGACGCTGAAGATATTGTTTGGGCGGACAAAGAAGGCAACGTTCGCTGGCACTATTTCGCTTGGTGCGTCGAATGTTTACCCGCACAGAAGGAGGTTTATAAAAATGAAATGCATATGTAAGGACTGCGGTTGGGAAATAAAATCTCCACAATGGTGGAATAATCTTGACAAAGATAGTTGGTTGTGCGACGATTGTGATACAGACCGAGCAATTAAAACCAACACAATGATGGGACTTTTAATATGAAACTAACACCACGAGGCGAGGCGTTTATATTCTTCTCGCTAATCACACTTACCTTGCTACTTCTATGGGCAGGGTACCAATTCATCAACCATATTTGGTACGTGCAGGGCGAAGGCTACTGCTGGGGAACAATGACAGAGTGTCTTAAGACAGGAGAATACAAATGATTAAGATTGAGTTCGAAGTAGATGAAAAAGAATTATGGAGCACAATATTCGGAGCAAGCCCGTTCTCTTTCGGTGACCACTTTACAGAGGCCGAGTATGTCGGTGACGCTGATTGGGAAACCGTCGGGCAAATCGAAATTACAGGCGAGGACGATGACGGAAGTATGGTCACAAAGATTATTGGCATTGAAGATTTAGCCAAGGCTCTACCAGTCGCTAACCAACAGGTCTATATGGACTTGTTTGATTTCGATAAATATGATTGCATATGTGCAGACGCTGTGCTGCAGGTTGCAATGTTCGGCAAAGTAATTTACGGATAAAACTAACTACTTAAGACAGGAGAATAAAATGCAACAAGACGCAATATCTTGGGGGGAATTAGCAGAATTAACCCACGCTACACAGGTAGAGAGATTTAATTTCTGCACTTGCGAGGACAACGAAGGAAACGAAAATCCTTATGACGACTGCCCAGAGACAGGAGAAAACTAATGGCAAAATATGTAGTTCTATGCGAAGCAATGCCAGAAGGTGATGTAGTATGCGAAGCAGAGAACGAAGAGTGGGAAGATTACAACGGCACGTACTGGTTCACTTGCACGACGTGTGGGTGCGATAACGAAGTAGTTTACAAATGGGACTAAGGGGAAAATTATGAAACAGTTTAGAGTCAGTTATGAAATCTCAGGCACACGTGTAATCAACGTGTTCATTGAGGACCAAGACCTTCCAAAGAATTGGGATAGTCTTAAGGCAGAAGAGCAAGATGAATGGCTGTATGAACGGCAAAATTATTCGGTCATTCAGTTCGAAGACATTGACTATGGCAAGGCTGTCTCAGTACTGCCAGTCGTACACCTAAGCGAGGTTAAGTGAACCGCACCTGGCACGCAGAGGGGCTCTGCAACGGGCACCCAGACCCAGACTTATGGCACTACGAAAACTCAACGCTGGCAGATGAGCAAAGACTTCACGTCTTAAGAAGTGTAGAAGCAATTGAAATCTGCAACAACTGCCCAGTTAAAGCCCAATGTTTGCAGCAAGGGTTAGAACAGGAAAACATTCTAAGCGTGGGTGGAGTGGGCTCAATCTGGGGCGGGCTATTGACTGGTGAACGGGCGTTACTGGCTGGCCTTAAGCACACACATAATTCTGTGCGACACGAGCAGCGTCATAGACGTGACGTTAGAAAGATAATTGCTAGAATTAGTGTATGAAAAAACGAGTAATCGTGGTCATCGGACTTGTTCTACTTGCCTCCCTTGCACCAATAACCCACACAGTTACAGTAGATGTGCAGATAAAGCCACGTCTTAAGACTAAAGCAACGTGGGAAGATAAGCAGCAGAACAAGGCTATGGCTATGAGGTTTGCTCAAGTGGGGTGGAATTGGGATAAGACTCAGCGTAAATGTATTACCTTACTCTTCACTAAGGAAAGCAGATTCGACCACTTAGCCAAGAATATGCAAGGAAGTAGTGCCTTCGGTATAGCGCAAATGCTCAATGAGAAAAGCAAGGACCCAGCAATACAGATACTCAGAGCCTACCGCTATATCGAGCACCGCTACGGAACACCTTGCAAAGCGTGGAAACATTCTCAACGCAGGAACTGGTATTAAATGTTTGACTTAACTGGGGAACCTACTATGGCCTGTATCTGTGGATGTTTAATGTTTGAAATCACAGTAATGTGGGAGCAAGAGGATAGAACAATTGGTTGGTATGACTTAAGACAGAAGTGCAAGGACTGTGGCTCCATCAGTACGGCACCAACACCAATAGACGGAGAGATATAATGCCAACATATGAATACAAGTGCAACCAATGTGGCGGGACTCAGGAAATACAGAGGGCGTATGGTGACAGCACCGAACCTATCTGTTGCCAAAGCACAATGAGTCGTGTATGGTCAGCACCAGCAGTTAAATTTAATGGTACGGGTTTCTATTCCACTGGGGGCTAATGAGAAACGAAGAGCAGAAAAAGATACACGCAGAGTATATGCGCGAGTACTATCTTCGCAATCCAGAAAAGAAAAAGACTTCACGTAAAAGGTACAGAAAAAACCATAAGGCTAATCAACTTAAGGCTAAGTATGGAATTACTGTTGAAGAGTATCAGGCTATGTTTGATAGCCAAGGTGGGGTGTGTAAACTTTGTGGGAAAGAAGAAACTGCACGCATATCAAGAGGTGATGGCATTCGTAGTCTTGCGGTAGACCACAGCCACAACACAGGAAAAGTGCGCGGTTTACTTTGTCACCAATGTAATGTAGTATTAGGTCAGTACGAAAAGCATAAAGATTTATTTCCAAAGTTTCAAGAATACTTAGACAGCACAGGAGGATAATATGACACTAACACCAAATGATTTTTATGGTCGTTCGTGTGAAGTATCAGGTCACATACTAAGTAACTACGAAGATACCAAACGCTGTATTTTTTGTGGTGAATTTGAAAGTCAACAGGAGGATAGAATGAATACAATACAAAGTTGGAAAGAAGTTATCGAGTTACATCACGCAGAATTAGATAAGGATTACCCAGAAGATTTATGGGTAGACCCAGCGGAGATTAACTATGACTCTAAAGAAGATTCTTCAGAGACAACTGGCACATCATCTCTATCATAGAATGGTTTAAAGCCACCAATCTTTTGAATTAATCTGCGTACAATTCTATTGTTACGCATACGAACAGCGTCTTCACTACCAAGGTCTAACTCTTTACCAATTGTTTCATAGTCCATTGACTCAGCGTAGCGAAGAAACAAGACTTGTTTATCTTCTTTAGCCAACTTGTTGTAACCAGCCTCAACTTCAATCATCATTGCTTGAAGGTTGCCACCTTCAGAGGGCGCAGAACCACCACTAATTCTGCCGAGGTCTAACTTGTGAGTAATACTCTTCTCACCTCTTAAGACAGAAGGAAGCAACGCTTCAACTAAATCAGATTCATAGTAGAACAAATCACTTGACTCATAACCTGACGAGTTAGCCTTCCACTCTTGGCAATAGTCAAGGGCTTGGTTGCGTAGGCTACGATAGATAAGGTTCTTTGCGCTGCGCGTACCCATCTTTTCCCAAGCGGTGAGTTTATTAGGGTGCTCAACAAACCACTCATACAAAGTCTGGCGAATGTCTTCAATGTCCACCATATGAAAACGCTTTTTATATTCTTTGGCGACAGTATCAACTACGTATTGCCAAGGCTCTATTCTATTCCACTCCAGCATCATCTTTATATTTCCTAGTCGCAGTCATCAAGTCATCTACAGTAATGAGGAAGCCTTTACTTTGATTAGGGGGAATGAAACAACTAATCTCTCTACCAAATTCTTTTACCGCATAGCGGAGAACATCGGTTGGTACTATCAACGTTGAGTCTTGCAGCACAAACGCCCAGTATCCAGCCTCAGTTACACCTAGTCCAGAGGGTGCCCAGTCTCCAACCTTTTGGAAAAAACATTCAGTCTCTATGTAAAGGTTGTTGGTCTTAAACCATTTGCGGTCACGCTTGACTTCAACGGTAAGGTTGCCAGTAAGCAAGTCATCTACAAGTTGCTCACCTTTACGCCCATAGCCAAAGTCTAAATCGAAACTAGATTTATTTGCCACTATCCCATTTACCCCTTAAGACTAGAAGAGCAATTATACCATAGTTTGCTAGGTCTTTGAAGGAATCTTCAAGGGGTTCGTGTTGTGCGTCGGTGCCATTGTCAATCAAGTTGTTAATCCGTGCAGTCTTGTCGTGCATACGTACACGCAGCCCGTTAAGTGCACCGCCAGGTGAGTCAGAGATATTCTTCGGGCCGTAGTCGCGGTGCTTGCTTATCAGCAGGTCACCGAGTTCTTTCATTGTCTCTCTTACATCCTGCTCAAAAGTGGAATTGATAGGGTGACTTTGAGGTAATGGTCCTCCACGCTGTACGCCTGTACGTTCAGTCCTTGTTCTGCCAAGTGGGTTATAATCTGCCATATCTCTTCACGCTCCGCCTTCTCCATCAGTGTTTTCCTCTTCCATAAATTTTTTAAAGTTCTCGTCAAAGTTCTGTAACTCTAATTTAATCACCATATCCTCAATCAAATCTTCCAATGGGTCATAGCCATTCTCAGCAGCGAACAAGGTTACATAAGTTGATTGAGTTATAACTTTTATCTTATCTGGTTCTTCAGCGTGTGCAAATACATACCTCAGCAACGAGCCGAGCAATAACTTAATCCCATTTGGTAGCACCAAGTAAGGGTCAAACTCATCATCGTCTTCTAATACGTGGTCAATGAGTTGAAATGAATCCTCAAATTGCACATCGCATTCATTGCAATAATTATGAGGAGGTTCATCTTCAAAGTTCACTTATACCCACCTTCTGGCGGAAGTATTGAGAACCTTCCTGCACATACATAGAGTTCACGTCTGTGCCGTCAGGTAGTTGGATGATTGTAACTGGTAATTCTCTGGCTAAACTGCGGGCAAATTCCATTCCAGGTTGGTCGCCATCAGCAAATATAAATACTCTCTCAAAGTCTGCTAACAGTCTGGTGTAATGCTTCTTCCAACTGTTCGCACCTGGCACTCCAACACAAGGGATTCCCACTATGCCAGATAAAGTAAGTGTGTCAATCTCTCCTTCGCATATGCCAATGTAATCACCTGCACGTTCGACATCAAGCACGTTATACATTTTGGTTTCTGCTCCAGTTAAACCCATATACTTGGGCTCAACCGCAGGATTTAATGCACGAAATCTTAAATCAACAACACCAGTCTTAGTAATGTAAGGGATGGATAACCTACCCAGCATCGCTTCGTGCCCTGATTCAGGCTCCACGACTACGCCGAATTGCGCCAGACGTGCTACTTCCAGAGGTATTCCCCGACTTGCGAGGTAGTCTTGAGCCAGAGAGATGTTTCCCGCGTACTTGTGAGTCGCCTTCTCCAGTAATTCCTTCTGCGAAATGCTTTGCTTCATTGAACCTCAGTCCTTCCTTATGGCATATGATTTGGATACTGTTACCTTGCATTCCACAAGCGAAACAAATGAAGATGTTTTTGTCGAGGTTCGCACTTGCCGACTGGTGTGTGTCAGAGTGGAATGGACAACGTAAGTTGACCTGTCCGTGAGTGCTTCTAATTCTTGCACCGTAGTGTTCAAGGATTGTTCTAATACTTGGAAGGTCATTTTCTGTCACCGTACCCAGCCTCTCTTAATAAATTCACAGCATCCTCCAGTCTCAATAGACAAACCCAATCGCCTACACTTTTCTCACCTTGTCCATTAAGTCTTAAGACTACAACACCAAGGTCTTTGTTCTTGCTTCTATCCTTCAATTGCGCGATAGCAGCAGCGGGATTAAATCCTGTGCGGGCCTTTACTTCCCAGTCAATACCTATCGTGCCAGTAATGTCTGAACCACTGCGCCCAGCACCAGTAGACTCCGCGTATGGGAAACCATTGACTGCTAAAAACTCAGCCAATACTTTCTGACTGCGGTAGCCTCTGTGCTTACGCGACTGTGATGCCACTTAGTATGCGCTCTTATCCTTCTTCAGAATACGGATAGCCCAGTTCATACCAACACCAACGCCTTCTGTCCATTCATCTGTAACAGGTGGCTTGGCTTCTTCAATCTTATTAATAAAGGTTAATAACTCTTCATTAACTTTTTGCATTACAAGTTGACGCATCTCTTGCGTGAGGTCATCTTCTTCTTCTCTTAGCATCTCTTATCCATTCTCTGGCATATCTTCAATGTACATATACTCAGGGTTAAATGATAGCCAACAAGTCAGGTTAGCGTTGGCATCGGCACGCCCATATCTATTCTTTACTGGGGCCACAGCCATAGAAGTACCGACAACACCCAGAGTGCAGATAAGTGCAGGAAGTTGTGCCACCTTACCTTGGAGGGCAGAACGAGGTTGGCAAGGGTTACCAGGCACAGCCTCAGAAGTATGATGTAAAACAATAATAGCAGCGTTAGTCGCACGAGCAAGATATTTCAACTCCTTCATAATGGCACGCATAGAGGCAAACTCTTCTCCTCCATCAGTTGCAATGTCCATCAAGTTATCTACATAGATTGCCGTAGGTGGACAACCCCACAGTTCCTCAAATGCTTGCACCTCTTCATCAATATCCTGAAGACTTGGTGAGGATTCAAATGACCAGACAATGTGACTGCTCTTCTGCAACACAGCCTTAGTCCAGCCCGTATCTTTATTCATCAAGTACTCAACGTCAGTTTGATTCTTACCACTAATCATTGACGCAAGACGCATAGCCATAGTGTGTGCGTTTGTATCTGCAGAAATGTAGAGACAAGGTACTCGTGTCTTAAGTGCTAAAGCCAGTGCTAGAGTGGACTTTCCGACACCTGGAGTACCAGCGAGCATAGTAACTTCTGCTCTACGAATAATAATTTTGTTGCTATCAAATGCTCTGAATACAGAGGGCAATGGTTCTCCGCCAATGTCTGCTCTGCCTACGCTTCTTACTAAAGTTCTCATTTGTTTCTCCCGTCTTAAGTTGGTAGAGGAGCAATCACCTTCCCCGTCTGACTACCCCTCTACCAATTCTTATTTAGATGTCAAGGTCTAGCCGTTGACTGGTGAGCATTGGTCTGCTCCCTGTGGTTGAGGACAAACCCACATCGCGTAAGGCTTGCCGTTCTTTTTCGATACTCCCGATAGGAACTTGCGTGCCCCGTGTGTACACGTCGGTCCCGTAGCGGATGGAACCTGACCCTGGAAGGGTGCGAAGGTACTCTCTGGCGCGGTGGCGGGAGTTGAAATAGTGGTCGCCAAAGGGGCTACCACTGAAGCACCGTTAAGCATACGTGCTGTTGCTGCAATCTGTGTAGAGTAATCTGATACACCTTCAAGCAGTACTGATAGTTCATCTGCCGTGTTGGCACGAACGTTAATCATATCTCCATTGCTAGTCTTGTAAGAGACTTGCAACTTCCAGTCTTCTGTTGCCATTTATTATTCCTTTGCGAATTGGCAGTGCTGCTTTAGTCCACAGTAACTGCACGATTGTAGGTTCGGTAGAAATATACCAGCCTTGCGTGCCTTGTCAAAGCCATCAACAAAGTACTCAAGCGTGTCCTGTGTATATCTACTTAGGTCAATCATCTCTCCTGTCCCCGATTCACGAGACATCCAGTAGTTTCCGAGATTGACTTCAACTCCTAGCATCATCTGAACTCCTATTTTATAGAAGCCCAACTGAAGGTCAGAGGTTGGTCGTCTTGCTGATGTCTTCAAGTCAACGATAACTAACTTACCGTCTACCTCAAAGATTCTGTCAATGAACATCTTTACTGGTACACCTGCGATTACTGGATTCAACTCCAGTTCGATGGCACGTACACCTTGTGGAGTTGTCCAGATTTTCCAGTTAGGATTGTTCTTGCGCCACTTGATGTAGTTGTCTACCCAAATGGAACCTTGTGTGTCCCACCATACAGCGTCTTCTTTATCAGGATTTGCTTTAGTTGCACGTCCTGCAACACGAGCCTTGCTTAAATCTAAGTCTTTTGTTTCCTTAAGCCAGGCAATGTCCCAGTATGTGTTACTCATTTTCTAAGTCCCACATTTCTGCTGCGGAGTGAAAGGCTCTGCCACCTGCTGACCAAATGCTTGGCTCTTCAGGAACCTGTAGTAGTCGGCCTAGGTAGTACTGATACCCGCAGGTCAGATAAGTTGTGAATGCTGAGTAACTTACGTGAGCAGGTAACTCGTATGAGTCTAACTTAATCAAGGTTATCTTCTACAAAATCTGTAAGGTCTTGTAAGTCTTTGCGAAGTTCTTCAATCAAGACTGAGATTTCGTCAATCTCTGTTAGTAAAATAGAAATCAAAGACTCAAGTGTTTCTGTTCTTTTTCTAAATGGGTTACGCATTTTATCCTCCGTCTAGTAGGTTGTTAGATAGTACCCCTGTCAAGGACAGGAGGGTACTTAAAACAAGGGTACTATCTAAATCTATTATATTATATATATTATATAAGGCGCTCCGCGCCTATATATATTATATTATAAGTTATAATAAATATATTATACACAGATAGGAACCCGAATTATGAGCGACACGCCGAACTGGTTTGAGCCAGTAGCCCGACAGAATTTCGAGAATTACCTGAGTCACCTAGCAGGTAAACCTAACCTACGATTTGTTCAAGTCGGAGTGTTTGCTGGGCACGCTTCTAAGTGGCTACTAGATAACATCTTGACTGACCAGTCATCTAAACTGGTAGACATAGACACCTGGTCTGGTAGCGATGAACACACCGATATAGATTTTGTGGGAATCCACAAGGAGTACCTTGACCGAGTTATGACCAAGTATGCCAACGTCCACGTGGTTATGGCTGACTCTGCCATCTATCTTCCTAGCCTTAAAAAGAACTACTCTGACTTCATCTACATTGACGGTAACCACACTGCCGAGTACGTAACCATTGACGCAGAGAACGCTTGGTTATGTCTTAAGTCAGGAGGAATCCTAGCCTTCGACGACTATCTGTGGACTGACCAGTCAGATACACCCAAGTCTGCAATTGACTCATTCCTTGCAAAGTATCACAATGAACTAATTGTGCTACATCACGGCTACCAAGTCTGGGTTCAGAAGAAATGAGAAAAAGACCCCCAAGCCATAGGATTACCTATGACCTGAGGGTCTCGTGTCTCTAATGGGCTGTTAAGGCCCTATTTGAGGGTGTTTACTTCTTGCTGCCTAGGCCAAATTCCTTAGCCTTAGGGTCTAGTGACTTCCAAAGTGGGGCAATGAACGCTGAAAGAAAAGCGTATGCCAGGGTCTTTGGGTCTGTTACCCCTGCTGCGTATAGGGCTACCACTGCTGGGACCGCTGCACGTGCGTAGGTAGTTGCGATAGCAACGAGTTTAGTTGTATTCATTTTTCTCCTTATGACTTGAAGACTGGCTTGCCAAATCCCACGATAGTCACAGCCTGTGACTTGCGGAGTTTGGAACCATTCTTCTTCTTGTAGGCACGCACCTTCAGGCAGACTTGCCCTCCGTTGCGCTGGTCACCCTTCTTATCTGGGGCAGTGTTGCCTTCGATACAGGTGACTGTTCCATCTGCATTATCTTTGACCACAATCCCAATATGTGAGATACGGTCAACTCCATCGTTTGGAAAATCAAAGAACACAACGTCGCCAGGTAGAGGAATTGCTTCTTCCGCCTTCTCCCATTGCCCCTTCTTCATAAAGGCTGTTGCTCCTGCCACTGTAGATACACAGTTAGGAATCTTCAAGCCCACTTCATTAGCACACCAGTTCACAAAAGAACCGCACCAAGGTAGGAAGTTTGCTTTTGTAAATGCGCCGTACTTTGTTTCGTTGTCCTTCGGACCTTCAATTACACCTAGTTCGCCTTCGGCTACCTTGATGAAGTTTAGTCTCTGTCCCATTTACTCACTCGCTTTCTTGTCAACCTTTGCAAAGGCTGCGTTGATTTCGTCTGCGGTAAGGCTTCCATCGTTAAGGA